AGCCACAAGGGTTCCCAGACCCAGAGCGATGGCCGTCACACCACCGACCACGGCGGGATGCTCTTTAATGAATCCCTGGATTCCATCCGACATATCAGCGATGGCATTATAGACATCCTCCAGAACAGGATTCAGCTCCCCGCCCACAACAGAGGCAAGGTTCTTCATGGAGTTGGCCATACGCTCATGGGCGTGCTGTGTGGTGCTCTCCATGATGCCGTATGCCTTAGATGTAGCGCCGGCGCTGTTGGTGACCCTGTCCAGATTCTGCCGGAACTGCTGCAGGCCCTGATTGACGATGGCATTGGCCGCCTTGCCGGAAGACTGCTGCTGCCACAGCTGCATCATGGCTTCTGCGTCGTTTCCGCAGGATTCGTAAAGGATTTCCAGAACATCGGCAAGGGAATATCCCTCTTTCATCAACTGGCCGAAGGACTTGCCGGTCTGATTGGTGATGATCTTGGAGACCGTAGAACCAGAATCACCCAGTTCTGAGAACATCCTCGACAGGTATGTCGTAGAGTTGGCCGTATTGATGCCGGACTTGGTAGTAGCGATATAAGCCGCCTCAAGGTTCTCAAGACTGACGTTATAGGCAGATGCTGACGCTATAGCGACACCCATATTCTGGGACAGCTCTGCAATGGTCGTGACGCCCAGATTCTGCGTCATGATCAGGGAATCTGATACATGCTGCAGGTCGCTCTGAGCGTCCCCGTAGCTGTTCATGGCCGTCTTTAAAACCTGCAGAGCGGACGTGGTATCCGTAAAGCCAGCTGTTGCCAGTTCTGTCGCCGTCTGGGCGTCTCCTACAGCTGACTCCACCGCCGATCCGGCAGACAAAGCGCTGTATGCGGTCTGGGCCAGCTCCTCCGAAGCCTGCCCGGAGGCGTTTGACAGGGCCAGTATCTGGTCTGCCATAGCGTCCATATTGCCGGCGCCCGCTATGGTACCGACCTGAGCAACAGCGTACTCAAAGGACTCAGCCGCCGCAGCGCATTCCATGAAGCCGTCTTTCAGTCTGTCCAGAGCGGCAAGAATACCGGCAGAAGCAAGGACAGATTCCAGATCACTGATCGCTTCCGTACTGGATTGGCCGAGCCTCTCAGAGCTCTCAGCGGCGTCCTCTGTCTTTTTGCCGTACTCATCAATGGACTTGGCACATCCATCCGCAGAGGAAGCGGCCTCATCCATGTATCTGGCGTTCTCGTCTACGGCCCTGCTGGCGTCAATGGTCTCTGCCTTGGCGTTGTTCAGCTTGGTCTCCCAGTCCTGCACGCGGTTGCCCGCCTTCTGGTAGGCCTGCTCCCCCTGCTCAACGACCTTGGACAGGTCTGCCACGACCTGACGCTGTTCTTTCAGCTCTTCATCGGTGGCGTCGCCGGACTTCTCCATTTCTTCCAGCTTGGTCTTGGCGTCCTGCAGCTTCTTTTTGTAGTTTTCTAATTCGGTTCCGACACGGCTGTAGTCCTGCTGGGCATGTGCCAGACCGGCCGCAACAGCCGCCTCTTTCTTTTCGTGCTCTTCCAGCGCCCTTGTCAGGACAGTGTGCTTTTTCTGCAGGGATTCCAGGCTGTTGGCCTGCCCTGCGGTTTCTGTCTCCACCAGACGCATTTCAGAGCGCATATTTGTAAGCGCCCGAGAGCACTCAGTGACGGCCTGCCGAAACTGCTTCTCGCCGTCGAGCGCTATGGTAGCGCCTATCTTCCGTCTTGCCATAGGTTATACCCCTGTAAAAACCAGTCTCTTTACAGACATGTTGTGCATCCGCTTGAACTGGTTGCTGAGCCGTCCCCATTCATAGAATGTCAGCTGACCGGTCTCCTTCCGGGACAGGCCGGACGCGGCCCCCACGTAAAGGATCAATGCAAAATCAATGGTGGTCTTGTCCTCCGGATTCCGGTATCCGTCTATTTCTTCGTTTTGGTCGTCTTTTTTTTTCGGCCCCTGCCGCCGATACATTCTTCAAAATCTGTGTAGACGATGATGCCCAGCTCCGACAGCGTCAGCTCGTCCTGACGCTTCCAGAAGCTGGGGTCAGGAACTTCAATCTCAGAGCCTGTAATCTCAATACCTTCCTCTACCATCCATGTCAGGATCTGGCAGACCATTCCGACATTAGGCAGTGTCATGTTGCCAATAGACCGGTCAATGACTCCATCAGCGTCGATGCGCGGGATAAAGCCCCGCAGGCCGTCTTCAACCTTTACAAGGTCCTCGTACTTCTCCTGTACCTTTTCAAGGACGATCAGGTCGCATTTAAACGGATATTCAATCCCGCCCAATTTGAGCGTGCTGACATTGTTTGATAACATTTTTCCCTCCATACAGAAAAAAGCGAGAGGCACCGCGGATGATGTCTCTCCTGATGTCTCTCGCTTTTAATTACAACTTAATGATTAACTGATGATCCTCAGTTGCCGGTTGTCCCGCCGCCGGTTGATCCTCCAGTTGCGGTTCCTCCGGTTGCGGACGCGCCGAATTTGCCGTTGATGTACGCAAGGGCGGCCGCTTCGGTGGGGAACTCCTTTACGAATCTCCAGTCACCATTGTCAAGGGGCATCGCTGTGCCTTCTGTGGAAGGTGTCTGGAACTCGGTGGAGCCTGCTCTTGTGTTGATGTCGACGGAAGGATCGTTCCACTGCGTTTTGGGATAGAAGCGTGCTTCGTACGCCCTGACGCCGTTGACCTTCTTTACGCCGATCAGGCCCATTCCGCAGTAGCCGGCCTCGTCGTTGATGTTGGAAGCTCTCTCGCCTTCATTGGCCGAATGACCGAACAGCGGCTCCTGAACGGTATCCGGGATATCTGTGGTACCCAGTGTCAGGCCTGCGCCGGTGGTAGCCTTTTCGGATTCCGCGAGGGCGTCATCACCGTAAAGCTCTGCGGATGTACTGTTAGGCGCCTCGGAGAATGCGACCGCTTTGCCCCACGCTACAGTATCGCCGTATGTGCCGTCGCTGTTAAGAGGCGCGACGATAGGCTTTCTCAGTCCTACATATGCCATGATTATTCCTCCATTTCGTCCTCTTCAATCTCGAAGACGATATTTCTCTTTTTGTGGGGCCCGTCCGGGTCCACGAAGTTTTCTGTTACTCTGGGAAAGTTGAATCCCTGGCTGAAAAGAGCCTGCCGGAAGCGGTCCCGGATGCCCAGGAAGTTCTCCATTTCCGGCAAAATGAGCTTGACCTGAATGGTCCCGGTGATCGCTTCAGGCGCGTCATCCCCGTACAGGTCCCCGTATTCGGTTGTATACTGGTAGACGACCCAGCGGTCAAGCGCTTTCCCTTCATAAACGTCCGGGAAGGCTTTAAGACCGCAGGATTCTGCCGCCGCGATGATCTTGGAAAAAGCGCTCATATGCTCATTTTCTCCAGTTTTTTGTTGATATACTCTTCAATTTCTCTGACGACCCTGTCTTCCGTCCTTGCCACCACAGGAGCTACAACAGGCGTGGCCGTCTGCTTACTGGTTCCGTATTCCAGATAGGCCAGCTTTTCAGCGTTCCGGACGCCCTTGCTGTCAGTCCCGGATGGGGCTATCTCCACCTGCCATTCAGAGCCGACCTGTTTAGGACCGGTTGTCTTCACGGACGCCGCAAGCTGTCCCCTTGTCCTGTCTCTTTTGGTCTTGTGGTGGGAGGATATCTCCCGCTTCATTTCCTTTTCGACAGTGGGGGCGGCCTGTTTCAAGGCATCCTTTACAAAGGTCTGCTGGGCAAAGGACGAAAACTCAGATATGACCAGGTCAAGGCCGTCGCATTTAAACTTTGCCATGTTCTCTCAGCTCCCCTGTCAACTGGATCAGGACGCCCTTTTGTCTGGGGCGTGTCGCCCGGATATCATAAATAGCTCCATCGGCCTCATCGATAAAGTAGGCTTGGCCGGAGTAGGCGACCTTATTGATATCGATGGCCATATCTATGGTGTAGCCACCCTGCGATGCCAGTGTTTCGTCGGTCCTCGATGTCGTGCGCTGTCTGGCCGGGATATGCTCAATGAGGCTGTCCCCCGCAGGCACCGGGAATCCGTCATCGTCCTGCTCCGGAGGGACCGGCAGGGGAAGCGATATAGATTTATTCCACATCATCATCCTCCCCCGGCTCCATCGTAAGCCGGAACACCTTTGCTTTATAGCGTCTCAGGTAGCTCTCATAGTTGTCAGGATCGTCGCCCAGATTGGCTTTGACGTACAGCGTGACCGCTGTGATCACGCGTTTATCGTCGGTATTCTGGTCGCAGATGTTATAGGGGACGCCGGAATTTCTCATGTCCTCCAGCGCGTCCTCGATGTAATCCTGAATCTGGTCGTCATAGGTTGTAATGGCGGCAGGAATGCCGCACTTGTCTTTAATGCTGTTCAGCATGTCCTACCGCCCTCCTGATCAGGCTGTGATATAGCCGTTTACAAACGCATCCGCGTCGCGGACCTTATAATCTGCTCTCATGATGCCGCGGAAGATGGTCAGATCCTGTTCAAAGGCATTGACCTGGCCTACAGCAGCGGTGTTGGATGTAAGCAGGGTCAGCTGCTTGCGGTCAAACTTCTTAACGCCTTCCTTCAGGTCGCCGATGATGAAAGGAATACGCGCTGTGGCGTCCATTTCGTAGTAACCGGATGTGGAAGGGTTGCCGGTGGGAGTCGCTACGGCTGTATAAACACCGTTTGACGCAGTGTAGTAGGTCTTACCTGATTTAACAGTTGTGTCAGAAGAAGCGGAGTAGGTAGGAGCGGATGCCAGAACGCCGTTAGGAACAACGATCACAGGAACTCTGCGGGCACCAACAGCCAGAACATACTCATAAGGGGATGTCTGGTTCTGATCAGGCTTCAGCAGGTACTCATTGGAGTTGGCAGAAACCTTCAGGGTGTCCAGATAGTTCAGGCCGTCATCATTTGTGACGATGGCAGATGTAGGGGCGTAAGCCTGACCCAGAGTAACGTTCAGGGCCTTCTTGATGTCATCAATGCCTGTCAGGGCTGTCTGGGACTTTGTGCCGATGGCTGCCAGGATCTGAGCGTTGTCGGTAGCGATCGCTTCCTCACCCAGCCACTCGACCATAACAGCAGTGATGTTGGCGTCGGAATCCTCCAGGAGCTCATTAGTCACAGGCAGGTAGCCGGCGTATTTGTCGATCTCATAGTTCAGGATGGAGAACTGGGGACCGTTAACAGCGCCAATGGCAGCGGCCTCGGCAACCTTGGAGAAGCCGGCGTGCTGTGCTTTGGTCTGGAAGGTCCTGCGGCCCTTGTTGGTTGTAACGTTCTCGGAACTGATCAGGGTCAGCAGGGAGAACTTAGCCTCACGATATTTCTCGATCCTTGTCTGGATGTCTTCGGGGACGGTGTAGCCGCCGTCAGCAGGGGTGCCCTCATTGTTCAGATTTTTAAATCCGCGGCGGACTGCCTGTGCGAACTCGTGGACGGGATCCTTTTTGTTCTCAGGCTTTACAGTGACCTCAGGAACAACGGGAGTGCTGTCCAGGATTTCCTGCAGCATATCAGCTTCAGCGTCGGCATTCTTGGCCTCTTCCAGTGAAGCCTTTGCAGATGTGATGTCAGCCGCAGCGGCAAAAGTCTGTGCTTCTTTACGTTTTGCTACCGCTGTGTTGCGGAGCTCCATGATCTTATTCTTCATGGTCTTATACCTCCATAAGGTTTTCAGGACTCGTCAATCTCGACGAGAATGTTGGTGATTTCTCTGAGCTCTTCGAGCTCTTTCTGCTGTGCCATCTCGGCTTTTGCTTTTTCGATCATGTCCGGCGTGACCTGCAGGCCCAGGGAAGCCGTCATCAGCATAGGCTCTTCCTCTTCGCCCATGATCTCATCGCAGAATCCCATCTCGACGCACTGATTAGCTGTGAGCCATGTCTCTTTGTCCATGAGCCTTAATACTTCGGCCCGGTCCATTCCGGTCTTCTGCACGTAAGCATTTGCCAGGGCGGCGTTCATGTTCTTCAGGATCTCAGCGGACTTCTGCATGTCGTGATAATCGCCTTCAGAGCGACCGCTGACGTTATGGATCATGATCATGCCGACCGGGCTGATCCTGCTGTGGCCTGCCATCGCAATGACAGACGCCGCGGATCCGGCCAGTGACTGGATCTCAATATTGACATTGGGATTCTTTGTCAGCTCTGTGTAGATCTCCTGACCGGCCATCACGTATCCGCCGCCGGAATTGATGATGACGTCAATGGTTTCACCTTCTGCGGCTCCATCAATGACCGTCTTGACCATAGCGGGGGAGGTGTGGTCAAATCCGAACCACTCATAAACCCAAGCAAGGTCATTGGGAATGATGTCTCCCTTGATGTTAACTGTTGCCATCGTCTCCACCTCCTTCCTGCGTATTCCGATCGCTGCTGTACTGACTGCCGATCATTCCAAGCGGAATGTAATTGCCATTGGCCATCAGTACATCACCTTCGGGGCGCCACTCCTTATCCAGGAGCTCACGGCCCTCATTAGGCGTATAAAGGCCGTTCTGAACATAGCCGGTAACGATCTCCATCTGGGTCTTGGAATCGGTCCGCAGGATGGCCTTTTCGTTGAATTTATAAAATCTTCCTTGCTCAATCTCACTCGGCAGCAGGAGTTTGGCGTTCAATTCCTCTTCCCATGTCTTCAGCCGGTAGAGCTCCGTGTCGGTCAGGAAATCTATCTGCTGCATTTCCGAGTTGGCGTATGAAGACTTGTCGTAGTTGTTGATCTGATTAGGTTTGATGCCGAAGGCCGCCGCAATCTGAAGGGCGCTGTACTTTTTCAGCTCAAAGAACTGAGCGTCCGTCAGCTTGATATTCAGCGGCTGCAGCTGGAGACCGATCGGGATCGGGATAACCTTGCCGGCAGCGGCCGAGCCAGTCAGCTTGTCGGCAAACTTGCGCTGCAGCTTTCTGATTCTATCATTATCCAAATCGCCGGTATACTGGAGCGCCATGGCCGCGGTCAGGCCCTGCTCATAGAGCTTGTTCATGTATTCCTGGCTCTTCAGGGACCCGCCGACGGTATCCCGGAGGATGTCAGAAACCGACTTGCCCATGATCCCGTCGAACGTGCACCATGTTTTGATGTGAACCACATCCCACATGGAGAACATGTAAGTCCTGCCGGTCCGGGGGTCGGAATACTGGTAATACAAGCCGCCCTCTTTCCCGAAGACGCCGGCATCGTCGAACCAGACCGTAACAGCGGAGGACTGCATCGGATACAGCCCCTTGATTCCCCAGACAGGACCGTAAGGTGTATCGGTGGTCCCACGCTGGATCCAGATATAGCCGTTGCCGTAGTGCTGGCAGTTGGCTTCCACCGTCGTGAACAGCTGTGTCGGTGTCATGTATGGATTAGGCCGCCTTGTCAGCAGGCGCGTGACCTCTGTGGGCTCGGCCCGGATCTTGCCTCTTTCGGTCTCCTGATAGTATTTGATCGGGAGCTTGCCGATGGCTTCCGACAGGATCCTGAGGCATGTATAGTAAGTCGCCTCCTGGATTGATTTCTTCCGGTCTGTCCTTATGCCCAGCCACTCCAGAAGCTCATCATCCATGAGGCCCGCTGTTTCTGCCGCGGTGTTCTTTACGTTTGTTACCGGATCCGCCCGTTCCTGGCGGCGCCTTCTCTTTTTTCTGCTCATACTTAATCAGCTCCTAAAAAAGCATCGATGGCGTCAATGTATGATGTACCGAAATCGTGATACATGGCCAGCTTGTAGCCGCACAGGGCGGCGTCGACCGGGTCAATCCTCTTCGCTGTGGCGTCCTTGTCAATCTTGATCAAGCCGTTATTTCGCCGGATCACAGCATTGGACATGGAGTAATTCAGGACCGGGTTGGGGGTGTAGAGGATGTTCTTACAGTAGACCTGCTCCCGGAAGCCCTGCGTTGACTCGTTCAGGCTCTTGTGGCTCTGGAAGACCTCTTCCACGTCGTAGCCTTCCTCCGACAGGTCCAGCATCAGCTTGGAAGCGTTGGCCGGGTCAAAGCAAAGGCACTGGATGTCCCAGTCATGAGCGGCGCATGTATCGATCACATAGCGCATGACCGCCGACTGGTCCACGATTGGGGTATCGGTGATGGTTATAAATCCCTGCTGTTCCCAGGCGTCATATGGGGCCTTGTCTACAACAACATGCTCCATCAGCTTCTCCCGGGAAGGGATGAACGAATGGGAATAGAGGATATATTTGACGACCGGCTTTCCAACCTCATCCCGCTCGGGTGTCTCAAAAGGCAGGACGAACGCTACGGATGTCAGGTCGATTTTGGAAGACATATCAAAGCCGACGTAGACCGGCCAGCGCTTTGTGTCAGGGAGCTGGTCCGGCTCCACCTCACAGGCCTTCCATTTGGCCATGTTCATATAGCCGTTTTCCTTGGCCTGCACCCAGATGTCCAGCATCTTGGTGAGGAAGGCGATCATTTTCTCCGGGATCTGCTTGGCGACCTCATAGTCGCCCCGGATCTTCTCCTGACCGTCCTTGTAGGTCATGCGGATGGGATTTGCTTTAAACCAGAGCTCCTCATCGGCAATGTTGGACAGATCCTTATAGTCTTCCGGGTCAAGCTCCAGAATATCTATCAGGTATTCATCGTTCTGGATATCGACGTCAGGATTCAGGACATCTGAACAGTATGCGTACTCCTGCACATAGCAGGGGAAGGTCAGGTCCATGCCGGCCGTCGTGATGATCATCAGCAGGGGCTCTTTCGTGTTGGAGCCCAGTGCCAAATCGTAGAACTCGGTCGTTTTATGTTGGTGGTACTCATCGATGACCAACAAAGCAGGGTTGGTACCGTCTCCATTCTTCCCGTCGTCCTTACACAGGGGAATGATCTGCGACTTAGTAGCAAGGTGAATGATATTATTTTTATTGACCTTGAACTTACCGAACAGGGGAGAACCCCGGAGCATTAGACCGGCCTCTGTAAACACGATTTTTGACTGGTCTCTTTTGGTGCCGGCCGTATAAGCCTCATCAACCTCACCATTCTTTACAGCTGTAACAGAGATCTCATACAGGGCAACGCCCGCCTCTTCCTGTGATTTTGCGTTCTTCCTGCCGACCTGTGTAAAGCTCTTCCTGAACCGCCTCCGCCCGTTCTCTTTCCGGCGCCACCCATAGAGCTGACACAGCCGGAACCTCTGCCAGGGGGTGAGAATGATAGGCTGACCCGACAGGACCCCTTTGCTGTGCCTCAGGAGAGAGAACCACTCTACGATGTTCTGGGCCTCGGTTTCATCCCAGTAAAAAGGGCACGCCGCGTCCTTGGACCTTTTCAGGTCATCAAGAAGGCGCTGACATGCCCAGATGTGTTTCTTGTTGTTGTGCTTCGGGTCTGCTATGCAGGCCCTGGCATAGTAAGTGATCTGTTCCAGTGTGGTCTCACCGTGGATCTCGGTAAGATACTCCGGGACATCAATCATATCGCTCAAATCGCTCCGAACCTTGCCTCTATGGTTTCCTGCTCAGTCTGCGTCTGCTTGGCCGCAGCCTTCAGGCGGCCAGACGGATCCATACCGCATGCAGAGCCGAAGCGTCTGAACTGGTCCTCATGGACCTTGATCTGCTTATCGATAGCCTGAAGGATTTTTAAATCCTCAGGATCGCCGATGGAAGTGCTGGAGAGAACGGACCGTTTTCTGATCAGCTCCACCCACTCACCGTAATTGTAACAATATGCAGCAAGGTTTGATTTATCGAGATTGCCGAACACTCCGATCTGTTCCAGGAGAGGGACAACCCGGCGCCATTCGCGCCGGGCTTCCTTACCCTTCAGATAGGACGGGGGAGAGACCAGCTGATCGGAGGGAAGAGCAACCATCGTCTCTTCCCGGCGGCGGGCTTCCGTTTCGGCTTTTGTGTTATGTCGTGTCTGCAGAGAGACAACCTTCCGAGATCTCGGCATAACCCGCCTCCTTTCTGACTGTTTTGAAAAATATTGGGATTTTTGCAAAATCTAACC